CGGAAACTACGATGGAAGTGAACGAAGAGGCATTAGTCAAAGACGGTTTAGATGCATCAAGTATTAACGGTGCAGTGGCTAGAATTAATAGAGTGGCGGAAAACGCACACAACTTTGTAGAGGGCCAAACTTCTGCTGAGGAGAGAGGTCTTCTTTCAAAAAATCCTTTTGGAGCATTTCTTTTCATGCACAGAGGCTTCTTACAGAGAGGTGTTGAACATAGATTTAAGAAGAAGAACTATGATTGGTTTACAGGCACAGAAGATGAAGGTGTGTATAGAGGTGCCTATCGAATGTTCACACAGGATGCATTTAAAAAAGGAAATGGCTTCGAGGGTATTTTATCTCTAGCTTCTTATATGTTTACTGTAGGTCAAACTGCAGATGCTTTAAATAGAAATGTAGAGTTAGATGAAAGCGATAAGTCAGCTCTAAGGAAGATAGGTGCGGATATGTATGTAACCTTGGCAATGTTTGCTTTATACTTACAAATGAACCTATTAGCAGGGGATGATGACAGTGAAGATGATTGGGCTACACAATATTTAGCCTACATCTCTAGTAGAACATTCCTTGAATCCACTTCTACAAGTATCTTTGCAGGAAGAGAACTTTTGAATATTGCTAATTCTCCTACGGCAGGTACTAATACGTTTAAAACGTTATTAGGATTACCTACCTTCTTCATTGATGCAAATAAGGAGGTAACAAAGGGAGCTTATGCAGGAAAGAGTAAGCTGTTCAAAAACTTTGTAAAGATGACTCCTTTCAAGAATATCTACGAACCATTAATGGATACCCCAGCAGGTGCCAATGCATTTTTCCGACAAAATGCTATTCCGAGTTTACCAAGAGAAATTTTGGCTAAAAAGCTCAAAGAAGAAGAATAATTAACAGGTTAAATTAAAGTAAAATGAGTTGGGGAAAAGCAATGTGGAAGTTATACCTTTTTTGCTGGGCACTAATGGCAGGACTTCTAGGTACGATGACTTACGTAGCCGTTAAGTATTTTATATTTTAGGCATAAAAAAGGGGAGCAATGCTCCCCCACACCAAAGTACAAGTTATTAAGCTTATTCTGCAGTAGCGGCAGCAGCTTGTTCTGCTTCCTCAGCTTCCATAGCTAGAGTCTGCATTTTTTCTTTGTATGTGTCAAAATCTAAAGTCTTACCGTCTTCATAGAAACGTCTGTGGAGAGTGCGGTACACCATACCATAGATTTCTGCTACTTCTTTAGCGTAAGGCTGTAAGAAGTGTCCTGATGGTTGGTTATCAGGTCCAAAGACAGCCTGAGTATTGTCATGTAAGAACTTCTCAAGTCTACCTTTAAGTTGCATCATCTCTGCACCGTAGATAGTTAACTCAGTGTCAGGTAAATACATATGGTTCTCAATAGAACCGTAATCGAAATTATCCTCTTGTGGAGGAGTTGTGTTAGCTTTGTTAGCCATAACATTTGGTTTTTAAATTTAAAAATACAAATACAAATTTACAGAATGTCTTCTAAACTATCTGTAACTTCTTCAGACGTTTTTTCCACATCTTCAGGTTCTTTTACATCGAATAGTTTCTCGACCCATACGTCTTCGAAACCTTCCATGTCTTCAATATCTCTTGATTTAAGCATATGGTAAAAGTAATTACCTTCGGGCTTGAAGTGGTTATATTTTCCCCCTCCTTCTACTATGAACTCCATGTCTACGTATTCGTATCCATACTTGGAGAACACCATATACTTGCCGACTGACCCAACCTTATAAGGGTTGTATACAGCCATTACTAGGTCTGACAACTGAAACAGTTGGTCAGAACCGTAGAAATCTAACTGGCGAGGTGCTTCTGATGGGTGGTTGCCAACTCTATCAAGAAGGTCTCTTTTGAGTTGCATCAGAGGAACAAAGAAAACATAAGGATGCATTTTCTTGAGCTTATTCATCTCTTCGAAAAGGGCATCTATCTCAGACTTCTCTCTTCCTTTCACCAGGCCAACGTGGTCGATTGTTATCATGACCTTCTTGTCTACGTTCTCCTGCAAAAATGTTGCCACCTCCTCTCCGAACTGACAAGCTGTCACAGGTTCTTCGGAGTAGAATAGACCATCTCTTCTCTCTTGTTGACATATCTCTTTAATGTCCTCTAGGTTTTTCCCTTCAGGAAGGTTAAACAAGACCTCTGACATCTTCATATTTGTCTTCTGCGTTATCTTTCTAAGAAGAAGCTTGTACACCGCTGACTCCCAATTACATCGTAGCAATACAACGTCCTCAGATGTATCAAGAACGTAGTTTTCTAGCTTCTGCATCAAATATGTCTTACCGTGATTAGATAGACCCCCAATAGTCATTATAGTAGATGGTAGGAACCCTCCTAGTAAGTGTTTATCAAGCCAAGGAAAACCTGTAGATATAGGGGTTATTTGACCTGATTGAAATTTGGCTATACTCTTTACAGCCTCGTCTGTTTTCTGTTTAGCTGATACTATTGGCATATTCTCTGCATTTTGTGTAAAGTCTGCTGTCTTCGATTGTGAACTTACGAGCGTAAGCATTAGCAGGTTTCCAAATAAATAAGTCTAACCTTGCTGTGTACTGAGGCTCACTGCCCATTAGATAATCTTCTACTGTTTCGACTATTTGGTCAAAGGTAAACAAATTATTTGTTTCTTCTACAAACTGAGCGAAAACTTTTAGTGCCTTGTTAGCACTACCTATATTACGTCCGTAGTCTTTATAGAGTTGGGCTATTTTAAGAAAGTTAGCTTTTACCTCATCGCTGATACCTGCGATTCCTATATCTCTTAGGAACGCTGTTCCCTTCTTTGCTATTTTATACCAATTATCTGACTTACGGTGGGCAATCATTCCCTCACTAAGTAGCAAGTTAACATTGTCTTCTATTGTTTCACTATCCATGTCTAATTTGTCGCAATCACTTTGTTTGATTGCAACAAGTAAGATTAATGTTTCGTATGTTAGGTTGGATGCGTTTAGCACATCAAAATTTATGTACATGCTTTTTTATATTTTAATTTTACTGTTTTTACTATTAGAATAGCTAGTCCTTTTTGTCAGGAAATAAACAGTCCATTATCGCTATTACTACAAATACTATAGTAATGATAATTCCTATGTTAACAAATTCCATCATAATACTCTTTATTTTTACTTATTCGTTCCAATTCTGACAAAGGTACTAAATTGTTTTCAATTCTCCTGCTCATTTCATCAACTAGTTTTTTTAGTTCTTTTGATTTACCTAAATAGAAACAGTTAATCATTAGACAATCTAAAAGCTCCCAATCATATGTTGAGCTTAATACAAATAATCTAGAGTTGGGAAAAGGGTTTTTGGAACAATTTTCCCAAGCATACTTAGCTAAAGCATAAGATGCACTGTGGTTCCCCTGTTGAGAGAAGTATCTGAGAACTGGAATATAGTGTTCTGCTCTATTAGGGTCTATCATTGAACATTTTAGATACGCTTCAATCCACTCACCTTTGTGAGTTTTTTGTAGTATCTCAGCTATTCTCAATTGGGACATATACTTTTCTTCCCAATACCCTTCCATAGTTAGCCTCTCTTTGTACCACCTTAATGCTTGTGTAAGTATACCTGCATCTCTGTAAGAGTTAGCAAGATAGAACACCCAACGTGGGTCTTTGTTTTCTTTAATGTAATCTAGTAAGAGAGTAGCGTGGTCTTTGTACTTCTTTTGCGTGGACTCATTCCAAGTTGCTCCATCGGAGTTTACCTTTACGTGAAAGCCCTCTGCTTTGCCACCATTTATAACCACACCGTTTTCTAAAGTCATATATTCGTGAACTGCCCCCACCCATTTCCAATCCTCATTTGCTCTGAAAAATTGGTCACGAGTGTAGACAGTTCCACTATATTTCACCTCCACACCTAAATTATTACACTTTGAAAGCTGTTCAAGTAAGGCTGACATATTTAAGTTATCTAAAATAACTTCTTCATCAGCATCAATCCAAAACCCCCACTCAGCTTTACCTTTGAGTTGTTCTAGTGCTTTGTTGCGAGCATCCGCATAGTTGACCCACTCATGACTGACAACTTCGCCCTCTATACCATGTGTGTCCATGACACTTTTAATTATATCTATGGTATCATCAGAGGAACCTGTATCAACTATAGTGTACCAATCAACTATGGGGGCTACACTGTCCAAGAGCCGTTTAATAACCTTGCTCTCGTTTTTTACAATCATGTTGAGGCCTATCTTCTTCATTACAGACTCACTAACATATCCATCATCTCCTGTTGTGGATGAATATCACACTTACCTTTGTTTGTGTTAGTGTGTGATAGCACACCTTTGATAAGACCTCTGTATGCTTCTTCTTTCCATTCGAAAGCCTTTGCACCTTCTTGCTTAATCCACTTAGGAAGTCCCTCACGGATATCGATACCATCTCTCTCAGCAATGAAGTATAACCACTCCCGAACTTGCTCTATCTGTGCATCTGAGAACCTGTGCCACTGACTCATACCTTTGAAAGGTTCAGCTAAAGTTACAAATTGAGAAGGGTCTGCTTTCACACCTGCCCAAGTCTTACCTCCTTTGAGGTAGCCCCAGTTGCAAATTTCCAATCCTACAGAATGCTCGTGCATATACTGAGAACCATTTCTACCGATGTGCCAAGCATACGCTCCTGATGGGAATGCCTGTACCATTCTACCATCGTAGGTATCATCGTCACCTTTGATAGAAGGACCTCCCAAAACAAACTCAGTTGCGATACGTCCTCTGCTGTCTCTGCCCCAGTTGTCAATGCACTTGTAAGGATTGTGCCAACCTGCTGTAAAATGCAAGAACGCATACTCCTTTGTAGTGGGACCGTTTAGATACTCTCCTGTAGGCAGATAGTGCGTATCATAAGCAAACTTTGAGTCGATAGCTTTGTCTACGGTCAAATCCGTATCTAGCAAACTCATTGCTTCTAGTGTTTTAGGACCAACAAGCCCATCAACCACTAAACCTCTGACCTTTTGAAAGGTCTTTACTGCATCCTCTGTGTGAGGACCAAATATGCCATCTACATCGACAGCACCTAAAAAGGACTGAATCTCCATTACCATTCGTCCTCTACTTCCCATCCTGTAAATCATAATTATAATCTTTATAAGTTATTGAAATCAGTTTATCTAAATAAACTCTTGCCTTCTCCAAGTCCTCCAAACCATTCTTCGATTTGTGGCGAGTCACATACTTGATAATATTTCCTTCGAAGAAATCCAAGTTGTGAGCTGCGATATAATCCCACGTTTCTATATCCTTGTTGTAGAACTTAGGTCTTTTTGAATCACCCATACTATTTATTCTTTGCGACACTATACTCAGTATTGTTGTCTGCGTTAACATTCAAGAGGTCTACTAGTTTTTTAGCCTCTTCTTTCGATTCTAAATTTAGTACAACTCCCATACTATCTAACAAATATACGCTAGAAGAAGGTAATTGAGAGTGTACTTTAACTTTTTTTATGATTTTATACCCCATGAGTAATATAGTGTCTACCTTTTTTAATTAAATTAATACTATCACTGACAAGAGTTGAATCATCTAAGTTGATAATTAGCTCAGGGTTAATAGGCACACCTAAGAATCTTGTTTCTAGATGGAGGTGTGGTCCTGTGGAATGACCTGTAGACCCAACTAGCCCAATTGCATCCCCTGCTTCTAGTGTATCTCCTTGTTCTACAAATAATTTTCTGTGATGAGCATAGTAAGTCTCTAAGCCATTAAAGTGTCTTATTATAACTAGATGCCCATATCCTCCGTTCCATCCTCTCCTTGAGTACCTAACTACTCCAGGGAACATACTCCTCGTTGTGTCCCTATTGTTGTATGCTATGTCAATACCGTTGTGGCTTCTACCCCAACGCCAACCGTAACTGCTTGTCATTGTCCCATCTACAGGGTAACAATACTCATCCTCATAAGCTATTAAAGGTAATTCTATAGTGTCAGGTGTATCATAGTCCCTGTAATGCAATCTATCCCACGAATACGTAGAATCATAC